TTCTTGAAACAACGGGTTTTCGAGAAGGGCATTTGCCCTATGCTCCCTTAGTTCGTTATCCATGTAACTTCTATGTCGCTCCTATTTTTTCTTTTTTTTCATCTTTTTCTGAGGCTGGACTATCAATCTCTGCCCTAGCTCTAAAGATAACTTATCCAAAGCTGCCTTCAGTTGAGCGTCTGTCATTTTTTTCTTGCCTGCCATTATGTTGCTCCTATAGCTACTGCTCGTTTCTGTTCACGTTCAAGTTGAAGTTCAGCTACCTTTAACTGTGCATCTACAGCAGAATCCTGTGCATCCTGTTGTACTTTCTGGGCTTTGATCTGTACATCAGCAGCCTTGATCTCAAGTTCCTTATGCTTTATCTGCATTTCCATCTGAGCCATCTGCTCTTCTGGGGATGGACCCTGATCTGGCACTTGGCTTGGGTCAGTCAGGTAGTCACTTACATTCTGGAATCCCATAGCCTTGACAAGGGCGGAGCCAAGATTATACATATTCTGCTCATTTACAATCTTTAGACCCCCTTGCATTGCCTGTGATGCAAACTGGATCATTTGAGACAGGTGCATCATCTGCTGATCCTTATTACCCTGTCCTAGAGCAACAGATACGGTGCAGTCATACTTGTCGTTCCATACATTGGGCCGTACAGGAACCCACTCGTTACGGAGCATGACTACTCTCTGCTTATCTTGGTTCTTATACAAAAGGGTGTATATGGTAGCCATTAAGTCCTTTACGCCAGTCTCTGCAAAGTTACGGGCGATGAGTTCTACACGACTCTGGGCAGCAGACATCACGGCGTTGACGGCAGTAGCAGTCGTATGAGACGTTAGGGCGTTATCGTTCATGCCCTGAGACATCTTGGAAACACCTGCTCTGGATTCCCTTACCCCGTCCAGATACTCAAGCATTTGGAAGGAGTAGGGTTCCAGAGGAGGGGTGGTGAGGGGTGTTACAGCGTTTGGGGATTTTACCCTGACTACTCCGCCGGGTCGTTGCGTGAGCAGGTCATCAAGATTCGCTTGCCCTTCCAATACGGCATAGCGCCCAAAGTTCTGGTTGTACATATTATCCATGAGGTTACGCATCAGCGTACTCTTCATCAACTGCAAGTCCATTACCAGATCAGCTATGGATAGACCAAAGAACTTGTGCGGTATCTTTACTGGGGTTAGAGAGACAAAAGGTACAGCATCTATCTCGTCGTTCTCAAGGACTTTATTACCCACTGTACAGACCTTTCTTAATTCAGCAATACCATCCCCATCGAAATCAGTCTTCAGGAATGATTCGTGCAGCCAGTATAATTTTAATGCGTCTTCAGGTTCTGAGTCCCTAAAGCCAAAGTGATTGCTCTCGTCAAAATCAAACCTTGCGGATCGCTCACCAGAAAAGTCCTCTTCTCCTCCACCCAGTTCGTCTGAATCTAAATCTTCATCTGGATACATCTCTCTTAGTTCAGATAAGGTCTTCTGAACCCTGTGACATACAAATCTGGCATTCTGTATATCTTTTGCATCCCTCGCAATAAGGAACTCAGAAGGCGGTACGTTCTCAATCCGTATCCTACCGTTATAGTTTGTTCTCTTGATTACTATGTGGTGGCCTTCGGATGACATCTCCCCGTAAGCACCCTCAGCGGTATCTCCGGGGGCGGTATGCTCTATAACCTCTACTTCAGGGTCATTCAGTAAAACAGCCAGTTCATCCTCAGTGAGGTTCTTATACTCCTCTCTCTGGGATTCGTCTGTCTCATCCCACCAAACTTTAACGATACCGTTCTTGGATAACAATGCGTCTGTAAACCAAGAGTACATGATTTCCCAGCCGGGATTGTCTTTTGTAAAGACGAAATTAACGTAATCTGTAGCCTGTTCAGCCATCCTTACGTCTTCCGGGCCGTGGGGGTTAAATTTAACCATCTCGTCGCCTGAGGCGAATACTCTCATCAGGGATGGCTTAATCCATTCTACTGTATCCTGAACGGTTGAATCCACAAACTGGGAACGTCCCTCTACCTCGTTACCGAAAGGAAGTCCGTGATAATATTCCATAGCCTTTTCGCGCTGTGCTGAAATAGTATCTCCATACCCTAAAGAGTCAGTAATTTCGCTCTTTATTCTGGATACCAGTTCTTCTTCAGTGATTTTTTCTATCGCCATTAAATAATTCCATAATTCTTGTATTCTACGTCATTCGTCCATGACGGGTCTTCGCCAGCTACGGCAAAGCGTTGAGATTGGAAGGCGTACCTTGTTGAAGACATGAGATCATCTCTCAGAGGGACTACCTTGTTGTCTTTCCTGTGATACATCCTGAATTCTTCAAACCAGTCAGAAAGGGTGCTGAATACTTTGAATTTATCGTTTTCTATGGCCTGTAACATAGCCATCAACCCCTCTTCTATGGAGTTTGAACCCTTATTGTTTCCCAATGCAGGGGGATTAGTAAAATGTTCCAGCATGAAGTTGCATCCTAGACTCCTATACTGGTCAGCCAAGCCGGGATTACCCATAGAATCTCGTCTATTGCCGTCATGGGGATAAGCAACGGGGATAAAATGGGGTCTAGTGCGTATAACTTCAGCATGAATGGACGGGGAGGCTTTAGCCGCCCTGTAACAGTCGTAAACATAGAACACATCCTCATCCCTATCTATTGCACACCACACAACAGCCGTAGGATGGTCCCATCCAAAGTCTATTGCAGCTATTCTGGGCCAATGCGGCTCTATACGGAGCGGATCGACCATTATTTTCTCCTCACTGAGAGGGAATACAAGCCCAGAACCTATAGAAGGTCTGCCATAACGCCTCATTTCACGCTCATGGGGGCTATATGAGGACAGAATCTGCTCCATGACAGCTTCGTTCAAATGACCCCTTTTACCCTTCATAGAGAGGGTTTTCTCTGAAGCATCGTCCCAAGTAGCGTTATTCAGGGACTGTCCGGGCTTCAGGTTGTTCATAAACGATGCAACAGTCTCTGTCATACCCGCTTCTGGCGTAAACGTCATGTAAACCATGCCCTTACGGTCCAAAGTTCTAGTGACAGCTTGACTATAAAGTTCTCTTGATGGTTCCTCGTCCAACCATACGCAATCCACACTCCTTCCCTGCCACTTCTCTATGCCCATCTCGTAGGCTTTGAAGAATAAAGAAGAGTTCCCACCGCTAACGTGCTTGATCAAAGCCACGCTTTTGGCGTTGGGAACGCCGGGCTTCCTTTCGGTCTTTATTATATGCTTTTTCGGTATAGTACCGGACCCGAAAGCCTCTGGATCATCGGGGGAACCCAATAGTTCAAATTGTACAATGTCTCTAGTTGTCTCGTTCGAGACTCCGCCAGCCCAACCTACAATGGGTTGGTAGAATCTCCTGCCCTTCCACCATTCTGGATAAAGCCCAGTCAAGTGATAAGACATCTCCATGCTACCACAATAACTCTTGCCTATGCGGTTAGCAGCCATCAAGAGTCTCTGGTTAGCCATAGACCCTGTTTCGTGAAAAGCTAGTTGATAGGGGTACGGATCATAGTTGTCGATCCTGTTGTATCGTTCCCTCTGTCTTATCTCCCTAGCTATTTCAACTGCTTCTTCTAGTTCTTCCTTTGTAGCCGGAGGCATGAATTGCTTTTTGCTGCCTCTCTGCACTCTTTCTACTTGCATAACATTTTCCGGATTTCCCGTATTTCCATCCTTTCTTACCGCCTTTTAGTTCGCATCTTTGGATAGGCATTAATTCCCCCAAGAAGAATTTGGTAGTAAGTCTACACCCCGTGGTGGTGTCTGGAGATGAACATGGTCTGATTTTAATTCTACATAAAACCCTAATGGTACAAAAAGACGCTTTAGTTCACGCTCGTATATTCTATCCCTTTCTTTATTGCCAGATATAGCCAGATCAAAGGCTTGTCCCGTCAGGTGTTTTGACTTTTCTTCTGCGCCTAGTTTTTTGTTCTGCGCCTCAGTTCTGAGTCCCTCAGTATATTGAGGTGCTACCCCAGCAATACCAGAGGCTTCAAGTATCATATCCTCTACTGCGGTCCTGTCAGGAAGTGCCGTGCCAAACTTTACCCCGGACATATCTGCACCCCACCTAGCAGGAGTTGGGTCTACAGGAACCCTGTACGCTCTTGGGTCATATTTTATATCGGTAACGAACCCCGGACTAAGCAAGCCTTCCTGTTCTGAGGGCATAAGCCCCAAGGCTTGGTAGTTTGGAGGACTAGCCCCTCCCAATGCTGGGTCGTATGTAGAGCCTTTGTAAGACATTTCCTGCCCCTCAGCAGGGTTAATAAACCAACCTACAGGAGAACTGGGTTCTCTTATAAGACCTTCTCTGTACTCTCTGGCCCTCTCTTTAAAGATAGCCTCAAACTCTTCATCAGTAAGTTCACGGCGAGATTTAGGTATAGGGGATTGCCAGAATAAATCCTCTACCCGTATCTTATGCTCCTTCTTGTGAGGCATCAGTTCACCAGTTCGGGTATTTCTTCAATCTCAGTAGTTCCGGTAAGCGCCTCAAACTCTCTTTTCAGTTCGTCCAGAGATTTATCTTCATGGGAGATTCTCTGCTCAATCCTGTCAGCAGGTTTAAGACCTGCCCTGTCCAGTATGTCCTTGGCTGCATTGAGCCTCACCTGCTCACTGGTGGCAGTCTGAGCAAGGATGCTGATCTGGCTTACCGCAGCAGGAACTGCGTCCTGTACCATCTTCTTAATGCGCTGTTCAATCTCTTTCGCAAACTTGTTCTTGAGTAC